ATAATGAGTAAACCTCCCTCCGCCCCGGTTTTACCCCCCCTCATGTGCGCGCCCGGGTCGGTTCTTCCGAGGATTGAGGCGCGGTTACTTACCGTGTATCTATTTCGGCGCACCCCGGGGGGTATGTGGCGCTGTGATAATATTTCCGTCTGCATCGAAAGCGAGGCCGTCGGCAAGCGGCGGCGTTCCCTCGTGTATCAATGCGTGACACGTCCGGCAAACTGTCTCGAGGTTATCCTCGCCGAGCGCGATTGCCGGGTCGTCGATGTTCCTCGGCGTGAGCTCTATCTTGTGATGCACGATAACGCCGGGCTCGCCACAATGGACGCATAGCCCCGCGTCGCGCTTGAGAATATACGCTCGCGTCCGCCTCCATGCCGGAGACTCGTAAAATGCTTTTGCAAACTCTCTCATGTTCTCCGCCTCCGAATGGGTAAAGAGAACGCCCCGCACGGCCTCAAGCGTCCTCACGCATAAGCGCAAGGGCTCGACCATGTAGGGCGCACGGCGGCGAGGTTTTCCCTCGACCTCTCTTTACGCCTCAATGATAGCACGGGGAAAATGCAAGTTTCCATACGGTTTTTTTTCGATACATGAGAATAAGTTAGAAAACGCCTCACATAGACGGCATAGCTCCCGCGCCGAAGTAGAGGAGAGCGAAGCGCACGAGCGCCTTGTTACGGAGGTCGTAGAGGCTCGACGTGGACGAATAGCATACGGCCTCCGTGATTTCATCCTTGCTCTTGCGCTCAATGTACCAAAGCCGGAGGATACGCGCGTCGTCCTCGTCCATCTGCGCGAGCACGTCGTCGATTTCCTCGACCTTATCCCGGGTAACTTGGATTTCCCTCATAACCTCGGCGAGCTCGAGGCAGTCCGCGAGCGCGTCGTTTACAGATTTCGCACCCGTGTACGGCTTGGACATATCCGCCGACGGATACTCCGACGGCGCGCCGTATCGTAAAATGCGCTCCTTTTTCCGCTCGAGATTGCCTAAAGCCGTCTCGAGCAAGCCGCGAGCGCGGAGAGTTTTCTCCGCCGCCTCGAAATAGTTAATCATTAGCTCGCCCTCCTCGTGCGTTATCGTGGTTTAGGCGCGTTTCCCTCCGTGGCGGTATTCGCGTCCCTTGTTGTACTCATGTTTTGCCATGAGCACGGCCTCAACGTCCACGCCCATATAGGCGAGGTAATCGAGGATGCGGATAATCGCGTCGCAAAGCTCGACGGCGACTCCCTCCGGCTTGCAAGTGCCGGTTTTCTCGTCCTTGTCGCAAGCGCCCTCGAACTCGCACACCGCGCCCGGGATACCACAGCACCCGTAAATAGCCGGATTTCCGTCGCGCCATTCCTCGAGCGCCTCCGACACTTCCGAATGAATGAGCGCGGCGACCTCGGGAAAGCTCCGAGCCGTCTCCCACCATCCATGCGCGACCGCGTTTTCGTGGACTTCTTTCGCAAATTCGTTTACTGTCATTTTCGTTTCCTCCGTTTCGGTTTTATAAATACACCGTCCCGCCGATAAAAGCGGGCGACGATATACTTTCCTCCGTTTACGTCGTTGTGCCATGCACCAGCATCCGCGAGGAAATAGCCCGGATAGAGCCTTTCATACTCGGCGTTGTTGGTCGTGTCGCGGGCGAGCTCCTCGGCGCGTTTGCCGGAGATACGCCCGTCCCGTGTTTTCGGCTCCGGGTCGATAAGGTTTTTCGAGGCGTTCCATGCTCGAGCATAGAGCGGGCTCTTGACGATGTAGTGACCGAGCCCGGCAAGGCCGCTCTCCGTGAACTGCAAACGTCGGGAGTTCGCGTACCCGAGCCCCCATAGCTTTTCGAGCTCGTCTCTATCCATTCCGCCGGATAGCGTGACATGATGATGATAGCGCCCATTCTTGGAGCCCTTTTCCGTAACGGCTATGTACTTGAGCGGCGGGAGTCCTTGCTTTTTCCGCGCTCTCTGCACCCGGCGGATATAATTCCGTAAAAGTCGTTGCGCCTCCTCCGGGCTCTCCGGCTGTTGCTGATAGGTCAAATGGATTTCGAGGTCGTCCGGCGTAAAGTTCGCGTGTAGGAGGCGGACGAGCTTTTCCTCTCTATGCCGCTGATTGAGTTTCGCTTGAGCGGCGGAGGTCGGCTTGCTCCGCTTGCCCCTGCTCCGGCCTTGTCGATAGGTCGGGTAGATATATACGTCGAGATACTCGCCGCAATAATAGCGTTTCTCTCTGTAAACTGTTTTCATGTGATACCCTCCGACGGGAGCTCGTCTATGGTCGGTTTGTTAATATTCCATACGAGCCCGTAAAAACGCGCTTTGCGCTCGATTTTTTGCCCTTGCATACCGTCCCGGAGAGTGCTATAATAATAAAGGTATGAGTAATCGCTCGTCTTTTCCGGGACGAGTCCCCGCCGACGTTCTGCAAAGCGTCGGCGGGGACTCTTTTTCTGTCCTGCATTGTCAGTCCTCCGCGCGGCGGTATAGTTCTACGAAGTCCGCCACGAAATCGAGGATAATCCGCTTTGCCTCATAATATATAATAGGTAGGAGCAAGAGCATGAACTCGCCGCCGACGGCCTTATAGCCTCGCCACGCAAGCGCCGCGCTCAAGCCCTTTGTGAAAACGACCGCCGTCACGATAAGCACGGCGAGGAACTCCGCCGCCGCCGCGAGGCGGCTTTTCTTTTTGTGCTTCATTTCTGCCCTCCATTCCGTAGCGGGCATTTCCGGGGAGCCGTCTCGCCGTAAAAGATAATCGGGAGCTTGCTCTCTCCATCCTTGTGGCTACACACATAGCCTTTTTGAGAGAAACGCCCGGAGCGCCAGCTCGCGCCGTTTCCGTTCCTCGGCACGTTGTACGCCTTGGCGTATTCGCACTCTTTACACTTTTTCATTTTCGCCCTCCTCGTCCTCTGGGATAGGTGTAAAGCACTCGCAACGGAGGACGCGCTCTTTTTCGTCTGCGTGTATCGGGCTCGGGCGGCGGCTGTCCATGCGCTCTATACACGGGATGCAGTAATCGCCGTCTCTGCCCTTGCGCGGGTCGTGTACCTCTCGAATGTTGTCGCATTTCCGGCAATCGAACTCATACCGCCATTTCGGGAGGTTTGACTTTCTGCGTCTAACCATTCTCCGCCTCCTTGTGGCTTGCTCCCCGGCATTGAGCCGGGGAGCTTTTTAATTCCGAATTTTACAGGTCAAAGCCGGGCGCGAAGCCGAGGGAAACGTTCGCGGAGTAGTTGTCGACGAAATTGTCGGAGTCGCTCGCAATCGGGGAACGGAGCCACCAACTCCACGTTTCCCCGGCTACCTCTTTCACGCGGTCGCGCTCGTGCTTGAAAATCTCAAGTTGAAAGCTGTCCGGCTCCTCGTTCCACCAATCACCCACGCCGAAAACGTCGGTCGCGGAGGGTATCCATAGGGTATCTGCGTACTCGTAACGCTCGCCGTCGATTTCCTCGGACAAGAAACGAGGCTCGAACGCCTCCGCGAGCTCGTCCGGGAAAAGCGGGAGAATGTCCTCGAGGACGTGTCGCCGCCCCTCGCTCTTGAGGTATCCGCCCTTGTTGGTCGGCGTGTCGTTCATGCGCCACTTATCCGCGAGGCAGTCCTCGAGGACGAAGCGGGCGCGCTTCTCGTTGACGTATCCGCCGCAAACGGCGTTGACGTGCTCGCCGTTCTTGAGCTCGATAGTGAACTTGTCGCCCGGGCGGATAAGCTCGAGGCCGTTCCCGCTCGAAATGGCCTTTTTGAGCTCTGCGAAAGAGATTTCCTTGTTCCTTGTGGTAATGAGTTGCATCGTCTTTTCCTCCGTTCAAAAGATTTTACAGAAATAGTGATTGCCGATAATCATATCGACGCTCTCGTTATAAGGCGCGGTCGAGAAATAGACCGTATCCTCTGAAAGAATGTGCTCCCGCTCCTCTATGGCGGTATGCACCGCGAGATATTGCTCCTTGTCCGGCTCCGCCGAGTAGAGGTACGGAGCGGGGGAGAATTGCCATACGTCGCCGTATTTCTGAAATACGACCTCCTCGACCGTATCCGGGAAATAGTCGGAGAGCATACGGTTTAGAACGACCTCGACGACGGCGACTTGTCCCTCGAAGCTCTCGCCGCGCGCCTCGTGGTAGACGAGGCAAGCAAGGATATAAACGTCCTCGTCGCTGAAATGGAGTTCCGCGTATCTGTTCTCGGGCTCCGGCTCTACCGTCAGCTCCTCCGGCGTTTCCTCCGCCGCCTCCGGCCTTGCCGGTGCTATGTATGTCAGCGTTTGCCGTTCCGCCGCAAGTGCGCTTGTCCGCTCCGCGACCGGCTCCGGCGCTGTCTCTCGGATGCGGAGCGTCACTATGAGCGCCAACGTAAAGAGGAGAGAGGCGAGGAGGGCGGCTTGCATCCGGCGGCGCTGTCTGCGGCGTTTCCGCCGCTCCTGCCTCGTCACGGTCTACAGCCCTCCGGCGTATCCTCGGCGAGCACGATATACTCGCACTCCCGGGCGATTGCCGTCCACCGAACGCCCCACGCACGGGCGGCGGCGTGTACGGCCTCGTATTTGTTCACGCCGTTTACGGTGAGCTCGCCGTATTCCTTGTGACGGACGAGGTATAATTTCGTCGTCCCGTCAAAGCGCGGGCGGTATCCCGCCGGTGCTGATTGCTCGTGCTTCATTCTGCTACCCTCCCGTCGATAAGCTGAAAGCTCTCTCGGATAGTCACGGGCTCGCGTCTGCCTACGTCAAACTCGAGGACGCAATATCGCCCGCTGGGATGAACGTAGACGACCGTCCCGGGGATTGCTTTCGGCTTGCCGTCCTTGCCCGGAACGTCGAACGTCGCGGGCTTTACCGTGATGCGGTCGCCGAGCTTAATCATTCGACCACCTCCGGCGCGTCTGCCGCCTCTGCGGGCTTGTCCGCCGCCGGAGCCGTCTTATTGTTCGCCGCTCGGAGGAAAGCGTCTCGGAGCATATTCACGAGCGGGGAGGCCGTCGTCTGAGTCGCCGGAGCATCCGCTTTCGGCTTGTCCATATCCGCCCGCTCGACGAAGCCGCATAAAATCGCCGCCGAGACTACCTCACCAACGAAGCCGCCGACCTCGCTCTCGGCGAGTGTCTGCGTCCTCGTGCGGACTTTGAAAGCGCCGGTCTTGAAATCAAAGACGACATACGCCCGCTTTCCCTCCGGCGGCTCGATTTTAACCGCCGCCGCGTCCGCGATAACTTCCTCCGGGCTCGGTACGGTATAACCGGCCTTTTTCAGAGTGTCCAGTTGCGCCGCGTCGAGGGCGAACGCCTCGCCGCCGAGTTTCTTTGAATAGAGCTTTTTCATTCGTTTACCTCCGTTCTGTATCTCGTGCTAAAATCGCCCGGCTTGTAAAGCTCGCAACGCTCCATATCCTGGCGGCGTACCTTTTCGCGTTGCGTTTTGCTACGTTCGACCATGCAACAATAGCCGTTGCCGTCTTTCTTGTATCTGTCAAGCCATTTGCACCCGTGGCAATTCATATTTAGCCCTCCTCGCTGATAACGGCGATTTTTGCAAGGGCGGACGTTTGCGCCCATTCCTCGGCGAGAATACGGGAGCTCCGCTCGAACTCCTGCGAGAGAGCGGCGAAAGCGTCCTCGTTTCTGTCCTTGACCGCGCTCCACATTTCTTTATGGACTTTCTCAATGTCGGTGTGCATCTGCTTTGTGCGCTCGATGCACTCTTTCAGCTCCGCCCATGCCTCACGGTCAGAGGCAAAGCCGCGCCCGCGTTCCTCTCCTCCCCGCCGTGATATGTGAAGTCGTGGCGGACGCGAGTCTCCTCGTCGAGCTCCTCCTCCGAAATGCCGTATTTCTTCATCATGCGAGCAAGGAGCTTTTCGGCGTTCTCGGCCTCGCCGCCGACTCCGTGCTCGGCAAGCGCGCGGACTTTCTTCAATAATGCCGTTTTATCCATTCTCGCGGCTCCTTTCCAGTTTTGGACACCATGCCGGGATATACGGGTCAAAGCGTTTCACGCCAACGACGCGCCCCTTGCATCTGCCGGGAGCAAAGCACCGATAGGAGAGAATATCTTTCGCCCACGGCTCCGTAACGACGTGCTCGCACCCCTCGCAAGTGCGGGAAAAATCGGCGTTCATTTCTCAACCTCCGCCGCCGGGAGGCCGAGCCACCATAGCGGGCTATCCCGCTCCGGGCGGCGGCAAGCGTCGCAATCTGCCGCCGAGCACGAGGAGCAATAAAGCCGATGAAAAGCCTCGTCCCACGGCGTTTCAATCGCCGGGATTGCCCGGAGGAGGCTTGCCAGCGCCTCCGGGCTCTCCGTGACTTTCTCGAAAACGTTCATTCCGCCGCCTCCGCCGTATCGAGATGCTTTGTGTTCTTAATTTTCAACATGGTATGAGTAACCTCCGTTTCTTTATTGAGCCGCTTTCCGACGGCCTCTATTTCGGTACGACCGATTTACTCGAGCCTCCGCTACCGCCGCGCTATACCCTTGACGAAAGCGGGAGTCCGTTTCCCCGGTCTTGCCTCGCTCGAGTTCGCGGTATATGGTCGCTTGGCACTTGCCGACACGCTCGGCAATCTCGCCCGGCTTTGCGCCCTTTGCGTACATTTCCTCGATAATCCGCCGCTCCTCGAGCTTTAAGCACTCGTATTTCATAACCTCGCCTCCGTTTCTGCGTAAAAAAATAAGTGCGTCGGAGCTTATTAGCTCTTTCGCACTTAATGATAAACGCCACATGCGCAAATGTCAAGTATTTTGTGCGAAAAAGATAGAATAAATTTTTGAGGGCTCATGCGGCGCGGTCAAAGGCGAGCTCGAACGCTTGCGCCGAGGACATAAAGCCGAGTATTTCTCGCGGGTAGTTGTTGAGCCACGTCTCGACGCGCTTCACTTCCGCCGCCGTCACCTTGTCGAAGTCCGTCCCTTTCGGGAATTGCCGCCGTATCATGCGGTTAATATTCTCGTTCGTGCCGCGCTCACAAGAGCTATACGCATGACAGTAATAGACCGTCGTCCGCTTTGCATCCTTGCGCCGGGCGCTCCGCTCGATGCCGTCAGCATCCGCGAACTCGGAGCCATTGTCTACGGTTATCGTTTTGAATATCCGATAGAACGCCGCACCGTAAAGGCGCTCGAGGCGGTCTAATGCCGCGACGACCGTCTCGGCGCGCCCGTCCTTAATGCGGATAATGATTTCCCGCCGCGTAACGCGCTCGGAGAGGACGAGGAGGCGGGCTTTCGTCCGTTTCTTCCCGACGACGGTATCCATTTCCCAATGTCCCGGCTCCTGCCGCTCGTTGATATACTCCGGCCTCTGCTCTATACTCGTGCCGCTGGATGCCCGAGCCTGTTTCTTGCGGATTGTTCTATGCTTCTTTTTGCGGTCGCCCTTTTCCGGGAGGTCTTGATTTGTGAGCGTGAGGAAAACGCCGTCCTCGACGTACTTGTAAATCGTCGCACGGCAAAAGGTTATTCCGAAGTGTTTATATTTTTCCTGCTTGAGTAGAGCGCACACCGCCGCCGGGGAATAGTCCTCATTTCCGATTTTGTCCTCGATAAACTGCGCGGCGGCGTGATTTTTCCCAATCTTGAGCGGAGCACCTTTCGCGGCGAGCCCCTCTTGATAGCGCGCCTCGGCCTTTTCCGGGCTATACCGTTCCTCGGT